CGTCCGCGTTAGTGATACCAAACGCCACTCTGTTCTGCTCCTTAGCGCTTGCCCATCCATGCACGTTTTGAAGGATAGCTAACGCCGCCTTTGTATCACCCCCTAGCGCCGCGTCTTTTAGCACCTGCGCCATTTGCGCCTCTGCGTCGGCAGCGCCTTTCATCGTCATTAACTCAACGTTTGGGTCGAGTTGGCACAACTGCCGATACTCGCTCGGAAGTAGCCCCGCAGCGAGGGCGAGCTTGTCACCCTTTAGCCCTAGCGCAGATGCTTCGTAAATTGCGCTCAGACGCGCCTCTGTAACTTTTAACTCTCTTGGTGAATATGGAAATGATTGCATGGTCGCATGAATCCTTAGCTTGTAAAAAATATTTATAATATATATGGAAATGACTTTTTTGTCTGTGAATCTTTTGCATCGCCTTCGGAAATGAACGCCCCCCCTATGCGTCAATATTTTGACATTGTGTCATTTATTTGACGGTATATATGGAAAATGCAAATAGTATAGGAAAAATGCAAACGTTGGAGATAATGCCCCCGCCAGTCGTCTTGTCAAGTCCTCCCCGCCTGCGTTTTATTTTTTATTTTAACCCCCCCCCTATCGCTGCAAGCCACGAATTACGCGGGGTGCAGGGGTACAAGGTTAAGCGTCAATTATTTGACGTTAACGTATGTCATTGATTTATATGGCTTGCAAGGCGCTGCCCTGCTGTGTGCCCTGCTGTCTGCCCTGCTGTCTGCCCTGCTGTCTGCCCTGCTGTCTGCCCTGCTGTCTGCCCTGCTGTCTGCCCTGCTGTCTGCCCTGCTGTCTGCCCTGATAGTGTAGGCAGTCTTTTAGGTATACGTAGGCAGTTAAAAACAAGGGTACTGCCTACGCCTGCGCCCAGTGTTGGCGGGACTTAGCGCGATTGTAGGCAATGTAGGCAGTCTATTTTCTGCCGCTCTTTTATATATATTATTATATACCTTATTATTATTATGGTATATATTATAACTTTTTCTGTATAGTAATTAGACTGCCTACACTGCCTACACCTTTCGTCAAGTCAATAGCGGCGCTGTCTCGCGCGTGGGCAGTCTAAGTGTCATTTAACTGCCTACACACCACCTACACACCACCTACAAAACGCCTTTTGTAACAAAAAGTATTGCATTTAAATTTTATTGCTGTATATTGTTTTGCAAGTCGTCAAGTTTGGCGACTGCATACATTAACTACACTATAAAGAGAGAGTAATAACATGATTGCAATACACACTAAATATTTACCCGTTTCAAATTCACGCGGCAGCAGAATAAAAGCCTATACCGCAGCTCATGGTGACTTTAAAGGTTTTGAAGTTACTATTTCATATCCTCACGAATTCGACGGCGTTGATTGCCATTTTCAAGCTGTTAAAGCGCTAATCATTAAACATCAATTAAATTGGAATTTAGACAATATGCGCTATGGTGATAGCGCCGACGGGCGCGGGTATTCATTTTGTTTTGACGCGTCGAAAGTGGCGTAAAAGATTTCAGCGTGTAGCGCGTTAATTAGCATTAGCGCGTTATGCGGTGTAATTTTGCACCTAATAAAAATAAAGGCTTAAAAATGAAAACATATAGAGTTTTATCGATTGACGCCTGGCGTGAGTGTGACGGTTACACCTGGAACGCGTGGTATGACGTGGGCGATATCGACGCCGACGCAATTCATTGGGGTGTGCGAAGACTACTGAAATATTTTCGCGATAACGGTTTTTTATCTGAAAAAAGCGCGGGAAAATGTGCCATTGATGATGACCAATACAATATTGTTATCGTCGAACGCTCGACGCGTCGCCCGCTATTTGCTATTGAGTACGGGGTAGACAACTAATGCGAACTATTAATTTAGAATTTATCGACGCCCCTATGTGGTACCACACGCGCGGACTAATGCAAACTGCGACCGGTTACGGTCGTAGACTAAACACTGGTAAAAAAGCATTAGTTGGAAATAGAGAATATCGCGTGTATGCAACTTGTAGTTCTAACGTAGCGTCGTGCTATATCATTATTAAAGGCGTAAAAATTTACGTTGATAGCTGGAACTAATATTATGAAAACATATTTAATAAATGACGACGAATTATTCAATTATAGGGTTGAAGCTACCAGTTACCACCAAGCCATTGCACTATTTAAAGACTTATATCGCGTTCAGGGGCGGTTACGTTTGACGGCGCGTTATGCAAACGTTAAAGAATACAAACTAGACAAGTCTAGCTATAAATTTTCAATTCGTGAGATGCAATAATGAAAAAATTTAACTTAAAAAACGGCGGCGGTTGTACTGTTTACGCTTTTTTGTGTGGGTATGGTGATGTTATTACTAATGATAATTTTGAATTATCTTTATTTCATAACGGCGGCGTAGGGTACGACGTAAGGTTACGCGATGACGCGCGTGGCGTTAACGCTTGCTGGATAACGTTTGAAAGTATAGCCGACGCGCGGGCAATGTTTAGAACGTTAAAAACTTTGATTCAATAGGCGCAACAATGAATACAATTGATAACATTAAAAACTCTATTAATAAAATAGAAAACATTGACGTCGCATTAAAATTGCGTTTACAGTTAGAAAATTGTTTAACTTGCGAGTGGTACTATGACGATTTAAACGAAACGCTGTTTTGTGAAGATTTTGGTTTAGCCAGCGACGAGTTAAACGATATTAGAGATATACAATTTTCAATACTTCAATTTTTTGGGGTTGAAAGATGATAATAATATTTTTAATACTGTTAAAGTTTGCCGTTCTGGCAATACTACTGGAAAACTAAACAAGAAGGCGGCCAAAAGGCCGCTTTTTTTATTGCATCAAACAATAGCAAGGCCTTAACGGGCCTTTTTTATTGCTTACCATTTAACGACGTATAAAGCCCGTTACACTGCAGTAAATAGTTTAGCAATACCCTAGTATTACCTAACATTCAATCAGCTAATGACAAGCGAATAAAAGCTATAAAAACACCCTATACAATGACAAGCGCGAGCGTAAAATCACGTGCGAACAATCACGCAAAATCTTATTTGATGGTTATTTGATAAGGTCGGATTTTCGAATTTGGGAATGCTTAGGATTTCAAATCTAATGAACGCTCAATTTTTGCCACGAAACGATTTGCAAAATTTCGCCACGAAACCAAATGCCAAAATTTTTTCTGAATTCTTGAAAATAATAGCTGCCGGTGCTAATCTCCGGCTTGTGGTGCTGTTTAACACACGCTTACTCTTTCGAGATAGTTACTCCTACAGTAACACTCCACTAGGCTTTTGGGCTTCTACCCCGTTCCATAGCGCATCAGCCTACGCATTAACTATCAAGTCATAACAGGTGAGGACTTACACCATAGAGCGTTAACATCATCACGTTAATGATTGCGACCACCTTAGAGCCAGTCTGTTATGACTTGATAACTAAAAAATTCCCCAATCATCCGAGCCGATAATTGAGGAACACTTTAAGTACACATGAACTAACAATTAGAGAGAATTGTTGCAACTAGTCTACTTAATCGCTACAACTTTTGCAACAGGTTTTTGCTCTGCCATATCACGCAGCGCAGACTTGCTCATGTGCGCGTTTTCAGGTGCGCAGAAAATGTGTTTCTTAGTCTTAGACGAGCGCGAATTGCACATTCCCTTATCAGCCCACCCAGCTTCTTCGAGTGCATGGAACAGCGCAGCAGGCGGAAATTGTTTACTGCCAAACGACATAGCGGCGCGTTCACAGATGGCTTGGAAAGGAGAGGCAATCACACCGGATGCAAACTCACCCATGCGAAGCGTAATCATGTCAAGAAGCGACGACTCAACTGCGGATAGACTATTCTGCACAAGTGACATTTTAAAGTCTGTCATAGGCGCAGGCGCAGCAGGGTTGAACGCAGACACATCACGCAAGAACAACCAGTTGGCAATAAGGTCATAACCACCGCCGTCATTAAACCATTTCCATATAGCGGTAGCTGATTGCGGAGGCAAGCGCTCCGCCGTACTCCAAGTAGCAAACCAACGACGGTCGCCCGATTCAAGTGACAACGGCACACGGTCATTAGAGAACGCAAGCACGGCAAGACGGTTTACAAGGTTATACGGGGCAAGGCCTTTACGATTAACGGATAGCATCTCAGGTGGCGCGGCGATAACAGGCTTAAGTTTGTTAGCAAGCATCCGACGCGCGGCGCTGTCGGCTTCTTTAAGCTCATTAATAACAATAACCTCTGCTTCTAAATGATAGCCCCACGCGGACTGAATGGTGTCAGTAGACATAAGCGAATAATTGCGCAAGTGAGGCCCACACACGGCGTAAATAAACGGCGCGTACATCGTATCTTTACCGATACCTTGACCACCTGCGTGAAGAATAGCGTGGTTAATCTTAACGCGTGGATTCTGCACTTTGAATGCCATGTAATTCCAAATGTGTTCCAGCTCACGCTCGTCAGGAACAAGCGATTTACAGTGGTCAAGCCATAAGGATATATCGCCACCCAAATTTCCGCCACGAGATGAATCTGGGCGAGCGTCACGCCAGCGGTTGCCATATAATTCACCGTCACGCATAGCAATTACCGAGTCGCCAGCGGCAAAGGTGATACCTGCCAGCACTCTAGCGCCCATCACTTGACGATTCTCGTCAAAGCTCATGGCAGCCTCTATCTTGCGGTCAGAGTGAATACTTTTGCACGACACATGACGAAACACGGCGTTGAACGTCTGACGTGAGAATTCACGACGGTTTTGCAAATCAAAGTAAGAGTCGTCTGACATAACGTAAGCAAAGCGTTGATACCACTCCGCCTTTTCAAGCCGCGCGATTTCCTTCTGCTCGACTTCTGCGATAATAGCCGCCGCATCAGTGCTGAACATATCAGTGGGCTCGAGTTTGCCAATCGCTGTGTGCATGACCTCTGCCAATATTTCTTCACGAAGACCATGTGAGTGTTTAGGACCGCCATTCTCAGCTACCCACGCGAGGTAAGTACGGCTATCCCACGAAGCGCAATGCCCATGAAAGCAACAGTAAGCGCGGTTAAGTGGGTGGTATCTGCCCATCAACTGACCATCAGTATGTTCAGCATGGTTAGGGCAGACAACGCCCACCCAACCCTCAGCGTTAGCAGACTCCATCACGTCACCACGCGAGGACAACCACTCCAGCACATCGTCATTACCTGTGTCGATAATAGCAATCGGACGCACTGTCGCCGTGTCAGCCGCAGACGGGTGAACGTTAAGCGCCGAGCAGATTTGGTCGAGCGTAAACTCACGCTCAGGGTGAAACTCTACAAGAATAGATTTGAACGCCGCACGGTCAGGCTTCAAATTGACCGACGCCGGAAGGCGAAAATTACGCACGGGATTAATCGCGCCACTGTCAGTATAGCCAGCGTCAGCGATTGCCTTAATAGCCGCGCTAAACTCGCCTTTAGTTGGCATATCATCTAAAGCGAACGTGTAGCCCCATTGAAAATTCTGCGGTGAGGTTTCCATTATCCACGTCGGCTCGATAGGAGCACGCAAACTCTTGGTGCCAATGTCGTCAAGCACGAGGAAAGCAACGTACTCGCAGTTGCCCGCACTCGCAGACGGTTTGCCATCTTTAAAGCGTGACGTGATAAACGACGCGGTATTGCCGTACCACGCGCCTTTGCCGTCATACTTTGCTGGCAGGTAGGCAGGCCACGCAAATTGACCATTGTCTTTAGCTATTTGTTTGACCAAAAGGACGCTCTCGCCTTCTGGTGCAATACGTTCCAAATACTTAATAAAATTCATTTTCCATATCTCTCTAATGTCGATACACCAACGGCTAACGGTAAGCCTTCTGCCCATGCAGGAGCGCTACACATCACCGTTTCCAAGTCTTGCGCGGCGCTTTCCGCGTCTTCTTTTTTCACTTCTAAGACGATTTCATCGTGAACATGAAGCACGACAGTATGCCCGATTCGGCGCAACGCGTCACGAAGTAAATCGTTGGCAATCGCTTGTGTAATATTCTCACAAGCAAGTCCAGCCCACAGCCTAGCTCGCGGCCATTCAACTGCATCAGCAGCGGGTTTCCACGCCGCCTTAGCGTAAGATACGCTTCCATCTTCAATGTATGCCGACGGGTAACACAGCACCCGCCCCGAAGGCAGGGCGTACCACAGATTCACACCGTCAAACAAATACGTCACGCGCCCAGCGGTAAACTCACGTCCTTTGTGACGCATAGCGCACATATACGCCCGCTCAAGCTCACCCCAGTAGCGCACTGCCCAAGTGTTACTGCGACGCCATGCGTCAACAGTACGTTTAGCTTCTGCTTCGGGCAGTGAAATGCCATAGGCTTTGCCCATTGCGCCAAACGCGCCAGCGCCGCCCATATAGCCGCACGACAGAATCGCCACCTTACCTATCTGACGCTGGTCGGACGTTATCGCGTCCATTGGGCGGTTAAAGATACCCGCCGCAGCGCGAATGTAGATGTCCTCCCCTGTGCGAAACACGTCAAGCACGTCTTCACTACCATGCTGCAAACTCGCCCACGGCGTCACACGCGCTTCAATACCTGCCCAATCTGCTACCACGAACACGTTTCCGATAGCAGGCATCAGCGCAGGGCGAAGCATACCTTTCAGAACGTCCGTGACGCGCTTGCCATGCACTGGAACGATGTTGCGCCCAATGACCATATCATCGCGCACTCGCTGTGGCTCTTTGGCGCATTTACGCGTGAAGTTATGCACCTGCGCACCGTATGACGACGCTCGACCAGTCGCACTACCACCGTTGAACACAAACGCACCGCGTACACGATGGTCTTCAAAGTCCGCAAGGTAAAGCAGACGATTAAACTTAGCCACAGACGATGCCCAGAGGTCATCGGCGCATTGGATAACTTCGCCAACGTGCGGTGGGATTTCCTCTGGGTCATTCATCAGCATTAGATTAGCGCGAACGCTCTTGTCAATGGAATATTTTTCACCGTTCCACATCAACTCACGCGCGGCAGGGCCAACACGCTCAAGCACCCACTCCCGCATCTTAGGCGACCGAACGGACTTAATTGCCCCGTTAGTTAACTCCACGACGCGATTTTGGATTTCCTCAAGCTCGACACTGGCGTAACGCATCGCGGCGCGACACAGGTCAACGTCCACAAGCACACCCGCATCGTTAATGCGCTCATTGACGTGATAGTCCGCAAGCTCGTCATCAGTCAACTGGCGCAGTGCAGTAGATACTGCTCGCATAGTCCGCACGTCTTGGCGGCAATACTCGATAAGCTCAGGTAGCAACTTGGTGTTGAATGGTGGAGTGCAGCACTGCTTGACTAGCATCTTGCCTCGGTGGTCTTTGCGCATCTCGCTAGAGATAGCACGTCCAACGTCTTCAAGACTGCCCGGAAGACAATTAGCTCTCGCTTGCACAGCCGTGCAGTAAAACTGCTCTAGCTTAAAGTCTATTTGAAGAACGTACCAAAAGATTAGCCGCTCAAACGCGGCGTTATGAGCGCGTATCTGACCAGTGTAATTGCGCACGTCATCGGGAAACGGCAAATCTGGCGTCCATGTCTGCACGTCACCGTCATCAAAGGCGTAGCACATACACAGCACGTCAGTGGTGAGGTCTTGCGCGTAATTGTAGACGCCGTGCTTAGGCAAATCACATTCGCTTCTTGTTTCAAAGTCAATATATAACATAAAAAAAGGCGGCCTTTCAGCCGCCCCTCTCCTTATCGGTTATGCGCGTCTGCGGCGGGTGGCAGGCGCTTCATCCTCGACAGCTTCTTCTTTTGGTGCAGGTTCACCGTCTAGGCTAATCCACTCCACGATGTCAAACATCGGTGTGTAGATACGCCCGTAGGCTTTATGTTGATAGTGTTCTTTGCCGAGTGAAACAACAGCAACCGGCTTTGTTTGGTCTGTTTCTACTTGATTAGCGATATTGACAGCTAAGGTCTGCACTGCGCGTTTACCACCCACGCTAGTGACGGTGTAGCGTACTTCTTCACCCTTATCTTCGCCATCAATACATTTGAGTGAAAAACCAACTTGCGTTTCCCAGCCACGTTTAGCGGCGGCAGGCGCAGGGTCTAACTGCGGCAATGGTTCAGTGACGCTGACCATCTTTTCACCAAGCACTTCACCTTCACCCCATGCAATAAAGCCATGCGTGAACGAAAAAGGATTAACTGCCCAAATGCTGTCATTGTCTACTTCGGTTTCTGACGCGCCATATACCCAATGGCCTGTTCTATCCATTTTAAGGATAGTGACGCCGCCAGCCGTGCTGGTGTCAGTTTGAATATTGCGAAGTGCAGAAGAAATGCTGTTGACTGCTGGAAGGTTGGCGTTGCCAAATACGGTTACATTAGACATTTTAATTTACCTTTAAAGTTTATTGAGGGCATTTGTTAATTGCTGCCCGATTAGTAAGACAGTTGGACGGGGGTCACTTTCGTGCGCCATCGTACTGCCAGAAGATACCACTGCGACAACATCTGTTGGCATAGGCAGTTTCAGAGCCTTTAATTTCTTCTCTGCCTGTGCCGGTGAAACTAATTTAGAATCGTAGATGTCATCGTTTGTTAGACCAAGTGCCAAAAGCGATTCTACTGCTTCTGATTCATTAGTCCATTTTCTTGTCCCACGTTTTGCTACCAGTTTGTAGTTAGGGACGGGTCTGCCCGTTTCGAGCATTTGAAACGCAAGCGCTCTCAAATCGGTAATCCATTGTTCCAGAATTTCAGCCTGTTGTAAATAGTTTGCAATAGAATCTGCATCAATATTATCTAGCGACGCTTGCAACGCTCTATCTACCTCACCTGTCATTAAGGGGCAAGTTGGTTTAGCTGCGCACCACTTGCAGTGCTTACCGCTAGCTAACGGCGCGTCAGGCGCATCAGACAAATCGATAGCCTTCTTAAGTGTATTTTCAAACTCTCTAATGCGCTTGAAAGTGGTTTTCCAACGTTTAACAGAAGGCGGCTGAACAATCACAAGCTCAATAGACGCCGCGCCATCAAACACCCATTCTAGCCCTTTTGTGCGCATTGCTGCGCCGGCGTAGAACATGAGCTGCTCGTTTTCCTCTACTTCCACACTAACGCCACTGCCAAACTTCCAATCAAGGATAACAGCGCGGTCGCCTAATCTACCGATAAGGTCAACGCTACCAAACACGTCAGGCAAGAAATCACCGTAGCTTACATTAGCTTCAACGGTAAACTCCATTGACTTGGTCGGGTCAATTTCATCAAGCGCCGCTAACGCCGGCTCAATCTTTTCTTTTGCCAATTCAGTTGTCATATCAATGCCAGCATACGAAAGGCTGTAGATGTTGAAATTATCTTCAGTCAGTAGTTTTTCCATTGCAAGGTGGCAAAGTGTACCTTCATCGGCAAACGATGACGACGGCTTAGGTGGCATTTGTTGCACTAATTTAACTGATGCAGGGCAGGCGATAACACGTTTAGCGGTGCTACCGCCGGCGATACTTGAATGGCTCATTTTTAAACTCCACATAATTTGTAAATTTCATCTACTGTATAAAGCTGCCGTGATATTGTTTTAATGCAATCCACTTTCACGTCTTTATCGTGCATCATTCCTATTACGCCCAATACAAACATTAACAACATCATACCTACACAACATATAACTGTTACAGAATCATATTTCATTTTGTTTTCTCCTCTAATTGTTTTAGTGTGTGTAATTCGCCAATTCTACTGGCGTTAAGCAACCACAACAGTTGGCGCAAATAGCCTTGTTGCTGTTTTATGTATTGTTCTGCGGTCATAAATTTCTCTCTGCTTGTTTAAAGAGATTGCAGTATATCAAAAAAAGTTTGCAAAGAAAAGTTTGCAATGATAAACTTTAGCCATGTTAGAAAAAGACATCGAAAAATATTTAGTAAAAGTCGTCAAAGAGCTTGGCGGCAAATCGTATAAGTTCACCTCCCCAGCGTGTCGGGGAGTGGCAGATAGAATCGTGTGTCTACCAAATGGCAGTACATGGTTTATTGAGCTTAAAACCGCAGGTGGCAGTCTGTCAGCACTGCAAAAAGTCTTTGCATCAGATATGAGCAAACTTAATCAAAAGTACGCTTGTCTTTGGAGCAAAGAAGACATTAATAGTTGGAGAGAGAACAATGATTGAATTTTTACAATACCTTGATGAAAGCAATTTGGCATATCTTATTATGCTGTTTTGTTTCTTGCTAATGGCGCGTTTGCATCTTAACGCGCTAACCGAAATTGCACGTCTTCGCAAAATCATGAAGCAGGTGATGAGATGAAAGATAAACTTCCACACTACCAAGACGGGCTGCGTCAAAACTTACCAAAAAACTTAAACGGTATTACTCATGTATTAGGTGGCGACAACGGCTCAAAAGAGCCAAATCTTGTAATGATTGCATATAACGCATACCAAGAACGTGAACGCCAAGACTGGGCAAGACTTTTAGGAGGGTTTTAAAATGAGCGCAACTTTACTTCTCACGTTAAGTTTTTTGACAGTTGATACCAATATCGACAAGAAAGGGCGCGTCACGACGCATGAAACGATTGCGTACACAACCAGCGCTATACCCTACGAGTCTATGCAAGCGTGCAACAACGCAAAGGAAGAATATAACTTTGCAGTAGGCGCATATCAGCTATTCAAGCGCCCTACGCGCATTATTGGCGCAATTTGCAATGATAGTGCAACGGGGACAGTACAATGAGTTTATTAACAAAAGAACAACTTAAAGAAATACAAAATTTTCATGATGACATTGGCGAATGTACCGAACCGCACGAAGAATGTTTTATAAAAAAATTGATTGAATGGAACGAAAAACAACCACCGCAGACGGCACGCGAGATGTACCAGCGTGGCTATGCGCAAGCTGAGCGTGATTTAAAGCGTGAGCCTTTGAGTATAGATTGGGCTGAAGCCCCAGAAAACACCGCAATAGCAAAAGTAGCTTTATTTTGGGTAACTGAAGATAATTTGATGCTTGGGCGAAAAGATTTGGCGTCAATTGAAAAGCCTGTAAATGGAACAAACAATGACTGAAATAACCTTAAAAGCCTACTGCGCGGCGCATAAAGTTAGCCGCACCAGTATGGACTATCACATCGTTAAGATGGGGGTATATCCTGCCGGCAGTATAAGATTATCCGAAGCAGGCGCACCGTCATTCTTGTGGCGCGTTAAAGATTTAGACAAAGCCAGACTTAGACTTGGCATTAGAGGGAATGGAAAATGAAAGATGAACTTTTATACATAGCCATTGGCGCGTTTTTGATTGGCGTTGTTGCGTCAACGTTAACAATTTACGCAACACACAGGCAGTATCAAAACATTATTAAAACTAACATTGGCGAGTTTATGCTTCGTGACGGTAAAGTGTATGGTGTCTATGAAATGACGCGCGATGTGCAAGGTAATATGGTGGCGAGATGATTCATTATCATGGCACACCGATTGGCGGAACACGTCAAGACGTAGCACGATTTCTTGTCGGCCGCCACGCTTTAATCCCATTTGGAAGACAAGATGACACTGGCGCGGTGCTAGAGTTTTGCCAATCTTTTGTGCTAGATAATGGCGCGTTTAGCCATTGGAAAAAAGGTCACGGCGCAATTGATTTTGATGCTTATTTAGCATGGGCGCAATCGCTATGCCGCCACCCATCTTTTGACTGGGCGTTAATCCCCGATATTATTGATGGCACAGAAGAAGATAACAAAAACTGGGTGCTAAAATGGACTAGAACAGGAACAAAAGCAAAAGGTGTTCCTGTGTGGCATTTGCATGAGTCTTTTGAATATCTTGAATGGCTTGTTGATAAATTTGAAATTGTTGCGCTTGGCAGTAGTGGGGATTATGCAACACCAAATACTAAAAAATGGTGGGGTAGAATGTCAGACGTAATGAATGTTGTTACTGATGATAAAGGTAGGCCTAAATGTAAGTTACATGGACTGCGTATGCTTAACCCAAAAGTGTTTACTAAACTGCCATTGTCATCAGCAGATTCAACTAACGCCGCAGTAAATTGTGGGTCACTTGATAGATTTGGAATTTATAAACCCGCTACAGCAGCTCAGAGAGCAGCGGTAATTGCAGACAGAATTGAGCAACATAATTCCGCGCCATTTTGGATAGAAAATTTAGAGGGTACAGAATGACAAAAGATGAATGCTTTAAAAGATTAGAAATGGCGCAAAAGAACAAAAAGGAATTGAAGAAAATTAAACTTCAACTCCTCAAAGAAATCGAGCAACTGAAGTTAATGCTGAGAGCATTGGAGGAAGGGTAATGGAAATTGATGATGTTGCAGCGCTTATGTTTTACATTGGCGTACTATTTTTAACGGGGTTATGGCTATGTCATTAGTTAAGCCTGTATCTCCAGTATCACCTGCGCCAACAGCCGTTGACTGTAAACATGACCATTGGCGCGTATATAATAGTCTCGGGTATCGGGAGTGTGACCGGTGCAAAGAACAAAGACCCATATTTAACGATATACGGCATCAAAGATGAATATTTCACAGATTTTTATTGGCTTGTCACCATTTTTAAAAGACAGATTTACAAGCGAGGTATTTACGCTTGGGCTTATTAACGAGCTAAACGAGCAACGCTTTCGTGCTAGATGCCGGCGCTTGGTACGTCAGCACAACGGCGAAACGCGCAAGCTGTACAAAGCGCTAAACAACTTAACAATGAATGACAGATTGCGGTTTTTTGACGTGGTGAGCGGACATGAATGACAAAGATTTAGATATAGTAAGAG